CGACCACGAGGATCAGCAAAGTAATCTGTACCCATGTCCTTCTGTAGAGAAATCTGAACAGCATCTTTGATCAGTTTCTCTACAGGTCCATACTCGCCCTTCTCAAGATGATCGGCACTCTTAAGAATAGCCCTCTCAAGTTCTTGTCGTTTAGTAAATGCCTCGAATTCTTCTAAGAACCAATCATAGTGACCATCATCCAACTCATCTAATCTGTCGATAGATATATCAGTTGTTGCCTTGATCTGTATAGGTTCGGGCATTACATTATATTTTTTAGTGTGATTTACTATAAACTCAGCCACTGGACGTAATCTACGATCAAAATTCTCTGCGTTCATAATGTTCATGATGCGAGTATATAACTCTGCATTAGTTACCATCATGCGCAGAAACAATGTCTGTACATCAATGTTGTAGTCGTTTATCAAGTTGCTTCCTCTTTATCTCTATTTTTATTTTACTGTTTGTTGCCGACTGTAAGATACTTAGTAATGTAGGCAGTTTCCCATATTTTACTACAGCATCATTTACGTCTTTTATTCCTGCATCCCATTCAGGTATGCTTACATAAAATCCCAAATCTAATGCACGATTTATAACATCTAAACCTGACTTATCCTGATCGGGCACAATAATAATTTTTCTATTCAAGTTTCTTAGAATTTCTGCCTGTTCGTCGCTGATAGCATTAGTAGTCAATGCGCACCCGCTAATACTCAAAGCATCAAATATACCTTCAGTAACGATACATACTTGCCATTCTGGCTTTTGTAAGTCTACACCAAACAGATAACCACTTTGTTGTTCACTAATGAATTTAGGTTTACGATCATCTAAGTATCTACTAGTATGACCTACTACTTTATTTTCATATGTGAATGGTATGATCACACGATTAGCTTGCCGTCCTTCTTCATCGGGTGTGACCATGAAAGGATAATCGTTGAATGATAAATTTCTTTTTCTTAGATAATCGACATAAATCTGATGTTTAGGATTTTCTAAATCGATCAACTCTGCTTCCGGCAAAGGCATCTCTTTGAATTTGATTTTCTTTTTTTCTTTTTTGACTTTAGCGAAATCAAGCAAGTCTTTATGTTGCAGGCTTTCAAAACTATATCTGTCAATCTGTTCCTTATCCATGCCAAGATAAATCAACAACTGCCTAGTATTACGTGTAATTGATTTACCTAAAGTGAATCCACACTTGAATCCACAATTGAAACAATGATAGCTCCAGTTATCAGCATCACTAAATTTGATTCCGCCGCGACCACGCTTGTCAGCTTTATGTCCACGATAATGGCAGCAGGTAGCATTGAAACTATGCCATCCGCTTTGAGTAAGTTTTTTCTTGCCCGGAATTATCTGTAGAATATCGAACACTCTGTAATTATAACATAGTGTTGCGCAGAAACAAATACTATTGGTAAGTTATCTTGCCAAAATATTTGATACTACGCCCGTGTTGCTAGTGAATACCATTCTTATGAATGGGTGATAGCCATGTATAGTATATCCTACAGTCTCAGTAGTTTCCAGATATTCATTTGAAGTTATAGGATACCAATCTGTCAACTGACTATTGAAAGTACCTTCTATCGCTACATCACCGTTAAACTCATGTAGATGTGCTTGTAGTGTTAGTACTGGATTGTCATTAGTATTGATGACTGAACTATAATATGTGTTAGCATTTGGTAAAACATTATCAATACTATTATTACTATCTAGGTTAGGAAATGGTTGTCCTGTAGGTATTGTTACAACTTCGCTAGGTACGAAACTTGGTAACACGCTGTTTAGTATATTGATATCCCCACGGGCTCCCGCAGCAGGATCAACGAACACAGGATACCCAAATTCTCCGACTGGAATTTCAAGACTATAATGGGCCTTCTGAGCCTCAATATCTTCCAACTCAGCAGCATTGAGTTGCAGATACGCTATACCAGTCAATGGAAGCTCTAACGTCAATGCTTTCTTGATTAGTACTTCAGTACCATCATAATTGATGATGCGACAAGTAATCTCTTTACCTGTGATATCGACTGGTTTCTGTTCTTGGTTCAAGAATTGAAACTGTAATTTGTTGTCTACACCTTTGTGTAGATTCATTGTTTTTGCGTATACTGGCATAAAGGCCCTCGGACTGTTTCCTGATAGTAGGACGACAATCTGGCGCTGGGTGAAAATAAATGCTGCTGTTGAATAACCTACGTTTGTAACTGTCACAGAATGTCGCTCCTAACAGTATTTATTACTATAAAAATAAATTATTTTTATGGAAACCCAATTATAAATAAACATCGATGACAATTGCAAAAGACTTTTTCAAAAAATTATCAGAAAACCATCCATTTATAACGGTAGTTTCCTTTGCCAGCCAGGATTACGTGGGAATTGTACAGAATCGTGACGACCAATGTACATCTATTTACGACTATGGTGCGATTGTCGATGCGGGCGCTAAAGAGTTGTTTTTACAATTAGGTGAAATATGGTGGTGGGAAAGCAATCGTCAGATTCCTATAAACATCTTTTTGAAGGAAGAATGGAACCCCTTCAAACCTTATCTAAGAACATTCAACAATAAAAATCTAACTATCATACATGGTCCAGTAGTGAGTCTGAGTGAACTAAGCAAGCGCAGGACTAAACGCAGAAGCATCACTCTCGTCAAAAGAATGCCATAATAAATAATTTATTATGCACATTTATGACTCACTCATTCAAAATGGGTATTATGTAGGTTCTTCTTACGATATCTTTTCTGAAGAAGAACTCATCAAGTTAGAAAATACAATTAGCAATGACATAAAGTTAGGATATGACGTACAACTTCCTGATGGAAATCATAAATGGCTATATAGACTTACCGCGAGCCCTAAGCCAGATGATCCTAAACCATACGATCCCAGTTTTAGTAACCCTATTCCACCTAATCAAATTGAAGTAAAAAGAGACATAGTGAAGTCAAAAAATATGGTAATAGACCAGCAATGGTATTTTACCGGATATAGTTGTATATCAGGGTATTATGATAATATGTCAACTGCTAGGGAGAAAATTACCAATTTTATAAAAGATATATATTCTATATCTGATCCTATAAACTTACACCCTATAAACATTACAGTTTATGAGAAGGGAGATTTTATACTTCCGCATTCAGATGGTAAAAATCAAAATAGAATTTGTGCTTTATTGATCTATCTAACATCTAAAGAAAACTATAATCCTAATTATGGCGGAAGATTATATATTCAACCTACTGGAGTAGACTATGACCCAGGTAAACACACAATGTACGATATGGAAGTTTGTGTAGAGCCTGTCAGACCTAATTATGTGATTTTAGATTTTACACAAAATAATGTATTACACGCTGTAGAAATATGTAAGCAACAATTCAATAGATTTGCTATCTTGACGTTCCCCACTATCGTCAAATAAATTTAGATTTATTCTTTTTCTTGCGTCTATTTTTTGCTAACTCTAAACTAAGTTTAGCTGTCTTAGTATCAAAGCACACGCCATCTAAATGATCTAATTCATGTTGAAACACACGACCTATCAGTCCGGGAAAGTCTTTGATTACCTCTTCGCCGTTAGCATTATAATATTTTCCTTTTATAACTTCATAGCGTTTCACATGTAGCCAAAGATCAGGAAAACTCAAACAACCTTCTTGATCCATGACTTGACCTGATCCTTCTATAATTTCAGGATTTATGCAAACGAAAAGTCTATCCTGATTACCCATGATGAATAATCTTTTTGATACTCCAACTTGAGGCGCTGCTAGACCTATACCATTATTTTCAAACATGATTCTTGTCATTGATTTGACTAACTCGGTAGGATCTCCATCAACAGTGAAGTCCCAAGGCTCACATACTTCTCTCAATAGAGGATCGTCTTCTTTTAGTAATTTAATTTCCATGTTCACATAATAAATTCATATGCACTACCACAAGATGCGCGTATGCGACTGCGTGTGACTTCTTGAAACTATATACCCCTTCTTCTTTTTCCCATATAGTCTTACTTACTTCATTCCAGGGTAGACCGATCAAATGTTTTTTACCGGGACGTATCACGGCAAGAAACATAGCAAGTCTTGGTATATTATTTACAGGTTCAGGCATCTTACGTAAACTATTATAGTGATTACCTAGATGTATTAGTTGTTCTACGAATTTTTCTTCGCTGAGCCTATTCCAATTAGGCTCACGCATTAGCTCAATTAGATGACGTTCATCACGTATTTGATTGTAAACGTGAACATTCAATATATCTAATTTTAGATATCCGCGTTCTTCTGCAACTTGATAATCTAACGATGCCATATCATTTATAGGATCGTAGGGAATATCCGTAACATAGATACCAGTATTATGTTTTTTTATCTCGTTTTTACGTATGCTAGCCGGTGTGTGGTTGATCAGAGATAATAATTTATCTCTGTCACCTAAGTCTATATCAATGTCGCTTTTGAATTTCATAGTTCTATCATCTTGATACCGCGCAACAACATCTCTACGCTGATAGCAACAAGTATCAAACCCATCAATCTTTCCATAGCGATGAGGAATCGTTTACCTAGTATATGCTGAACTCTATCCCCGATCAATAGCAAAAGCATACTTATGGTAATACCGGCACCTAGTGCGGCTACCCATATCCAGAAATCATCAGGCTGTTGACTGACTAATAGCATGACAGTAGCCAATGCGCTAGGTCCTGCGATCAATGGTATAGCCATAGGCACAATGAAGGGTTCGTGATCTAACACTTCTTCTTCAGCGGGTGATATGCTAGGAAATACCATCTTGATAGCGATAAGGAATAATATCACAGCACCCGCTAGTTGAAGGCTTGTGCTAGTCAGTCCTAGCATCTTTAGGAAATGTTGTCCGGCAATCATAAACGCAAACAATATCACAAAGGCTATGATATGTTCACGCACAATAATCCAACTACGCTTCTCTACGCTATAATTTTTTAGTGTACTGCTGAATATAGGAAAGTTACCGAACGGATCAAAGATCAGTATTAGTAATGTTAGTGCTGATATGAAAGTATACGTCATGTCCACCTCAACGAAAATATAGTGGCATCTTTACTTTCACGAAAGTAAAAATATGTTGTATATTCAGTTTGATAAACAACAGTCCAACGACCTTTGAATGTTCCTAACTGTTCACCTAGCCATAATTCCATTTCTGTAATAGATTTGGTGAACTCTTTGTGATTGACCTTGACTTTATAGGGCCACAATTCTTTCTTTAGTATTCTCATAACCATCTCAAACTAAAAAGCAATGCATCTTGTTCGTTTTTGAACTCCCATTTATAAACACCCGGTATCGCTCTACCTCCCCAGAAACAACACCATACACCATCTCTGTTATCTACAACACTCCATCGTTTGCCAAACTTTTCTTCACACCAGACAGTTTGTGCGGCATGACTGTCTCCTCTAGACTTGGGTACTGTGATAGTATAATTGAAATCCTTCACTTAGTCAATCCAAGTTTCCTATATGCTTTTTGTACTACTAAAGCCTGATGTTCAGCATCGTCTACTGCTCTATGGCTAGTCACATGCCCACCATCTTTTAGTTTGACATTAGCAATCTCAAACAATGTTCTGGTATCACGCACAGTATAAAATGCCCAAGGAATAGGATTGGGTCTATCAGTCAACGTACTACGCATAGCAGTCTCACAAGCAACAACGTCAAATGGAGCACCATGGCTCCATACTGCTCTACGATTCCAACCAATGCTATATAATTTTTCCATGCAGTCACGTAATGACATACGATCATTATCACTCATGGCTTCTTCTAATGCTTCAGGACTTTGCTCACTCCACCAACGAATAGTATCATCGTTTATGATACGATTATATTTCTCAGTTTGATCTTCTATCGTAGGGCGTAATGTCCAACGTTCAGCAACACCCTCACCATATGGGTCAAATCTTACGATACCAATAGTAAGGATGACACAATAAGGACTTGTGTCTAGTGTTTCTAAATCTATCATCAAATCATTAGCCATATTTTAGTAAGTATATAAGATATTTCTTTTCATCAGTGATTTCAAATTCATCAGTAATTTGATGGTCGGCATTCAATATAGGTCTAAAGCCATATGTATCTGATAGAAAATTATAGAATCCATCATACGTGCTTGTACCTGTCATATTACCATATTCTGCTCTAAGCAATCGTAATGTGTCCCAATACTTCCATCTTGCCTTACGTAGATCCAATCTTGAATCGTCATCATCGTAATCTTGAAAATCTTTAGGAACCTGCATCATTACTTACCCAAACATTATCCACTACTTTTACTTCTTCAAGTATACTATTATCAAGGTAATTTATCAAGAGTGCTGGGCGATCATGGCTGCTAGGATTGGGCATACTGCTATGTAATATACGACAATTATACAATAACAAACTTCCTTTGGGCATATCGGGCTGTATAGCATTCTCCGTGAACCACTGATCATAATAGCCCGTGTAACATTGTTTGATATCGTAGTTTCTTTTTTGACTGAATGGTACTAATCCAGTCGCCCCGTTATCTTTATTGACATCTTCAAGAGAAATTATGCATTGTATGCCTAATAGTCTTGCATCATAATTCCATTTTGTAAATCTATGCGGGGTATCTACATGCGGGCTTAGCCAGCCAGATTTTGAATTGATGGTTACAACATCAGTTATATAATGTGAAAACCTTGTAAAATTTTGTAATATGAGCGGGTCTACTAATCTACGTATTGCTTTTGTTTCATCGAAATCATCTACAGATTGACTCCACCACACACTAATGTCAGATAGATTTTTTATATCATCTTTTTCGGCATATTGCTTTTTACTGCTACTTGCTCGTACTGGATATAGATCAAATAATCTTTTTCTAAAATTCGTAATCAAATGACTTGGGATAAAACTCTGTAAGTTTATATATCCTTCTCCGCGCATCAACTTTTGTGTTAGGTCTTCCATAGTTATTTGATGTCGTAAGTCTTGATGTTTTGTAATGAATTTACCATCATAGGTTCACTTTGCTCATATATTTGAGGTGAGCTTGCTAATATGAAACTGTTTACGCTGTAGCGCACACCCCTATCTATATTTGCTACTTCATGTACCCAGAAAGGACCAGCGGGGAATATTAGACCATCGCCCCTTTCCATTTTTATTTGATGTTTACCATTCCAGAACTTGAACATTCCACCTTCAAACTCGTCATTCAATTGAAACGTGCAACTAGCATAGATAAATGGGTTGCCGTCAATATGAGGATGTATCCATCCTCCTGGACCATATTTCATCAAACGATAACGATGAGAACATTTCAAATACATTTTCAATAATGGTATGTGAAATGATTCATATTTTTCAAGTTTTTTTACCCACTCATTGATCATGAATTCTGTTTTATTGAACATCAGATTGTGAGTATAAGAAATGGGTTTTAGGTCTACCTTATTATATGTAGAGACTGTATCTACGCCGGTATTGGCGTGCATACAACTTTCTTTTTGCGCATTGTCTTTTCTAGATTCATATTCGTCAATCAATCGTTTACAATCATCCGGATTGATAGCGTTTTTTACTAGAAGTATTTGGTCTTGCATGTCCATGTTATTCTGCCTTTAAACTAAAGAATATCGCATCTTTTTCATCCTTGAAATAAAAATCCATATAATCTGCGCATACAGCAGTATGAAACTTGTCTCCGGGTAGTCCAAACAATTCGATAGCTACCGCACAAATTTCATTCCAATTTTGATTATATTTCTTCCACGAAATTCTCACAAGATACTTATCTTTATCAATAGCCACCGGCATTTAGCAACTCCTTGACTTCGGGAATAATATTACTATGCTTTTTGAATCTTATTGCCCATTGCTCTGGATTGATATAGTCTAATATCATTTTTTGTTGCGTGATATCCAGACTTTCGATAAATTGAAGGCCGCTCACACTTTGATATAGCATCCAAGGACTTATTTTTCCTTTCGTAATCTCAAAGCATATTTTGTTACGATTACCATAACGCAACAAGTCTTTTGTTTGTATTTTATCTTCTTGTGCCAGATGTATAGTTGTTTCTATGCTACGTGCAATAGCATCCAATGGATCTTCTGTTTTTAGATAATCCACGATAAACTTAGTGTAGTTACTATCTCTATTCCAAACATCGATGCTTATTTGATTTTTGAGAAGCCAGTCTACATACCTGCTCACATTTATTACTTGAGCATCTTGACAGTAATTACCAAATTTCACGAAGGCACTGTAATAGGCACTTTTCGCAAAGTCCATGTAATCTTTTTTCTTTTTATTGCTATGCTTGTTATAAAACTGCATCCAAGCATGAAATCCTATACGATTTCCTGGCTTGTCTTTATCCTGCCATCTACGCTTAGGTTCACATAAATGCTTGGCGATAGTTGTCTCTCGTAAAAATTGACGATTACAAAAATCGCAGCGATGATCAGTTTCCGTATTCTTGTTCATACTGATCTATTTCTTGTTGTGTAGTGAATTCAGAAAGAATCTCAATATCTTCTAGTTTCATTGAAGGAAATTTGTTAGCAAAATATAACTTCTTATGTTGCTGTTCAGTATATAATTTTGACAATTCATTCAAGGTGTCATTATCTATTTTAGGATATATTTTTTTGTAAAAGTCTTTGACATCAGTTAGTGATGCTTTCTCACGTAGGTCAGCGACCTTTTCTTTCATCTGCGGAACCCATTTGTGAAACTGCTTGCCGTTCCCCAATCCTGCAACACACAATAGCATCCAATGCAGTTTAGGATTCTTTATCATAAAGTCGCTAAACATGTGCTTGTTAGCAAAACTATTGGTACTGATAACATGATACTGTTGTATCGCGGAAGTTCCTTGCACAGAACTAAACCACTGAGTCAAAATTTTGGGGACTAGTTTCTTTTTCTGCTCATCAGATAATCTATCGTAATATCCATAATCCTTATGATCAATGGCGGCTAGGACTTCAAATAAGTCTATGTCTTGTCTCTCTAACTTTTCTTCTTTAGGTGTTGTTGCTTTCGCCATATAATTCTACTTTAGCATTCTCGCCCCAAACTTGAGCATAGTCAAGTGCTTCTTGTTCCGTATCAAACAGTTTAGGTTGCATTTGAAACTTACTATCGCCCTCAGTTACCCATAAGAAATCACCGTCAGGCCAGTAAATTTTTACTCCATATTTCATGAGCGTAGATTCTCAAAAGTAATAATCTTACCGATCTCTTCGCCCAAATCTTTGTCATCAGTAATGATATGCAAACCATGATCATTCGTATCACGCTTTCTATCATATTTTCTAGTTTCAATAACATGACCACCACTAGCACGATAAACGGTAAAATTCATGCCGTTACTGTCAATAGACCTACCGGCACTAACTAACTTTTGAGGTACATCGGCTTCTACTAATTCACGACTATCTTCCCATGCTCGTTTACATTGTTTAGCGAACCATTTTCTAAAAAATTTCATACTCTTCCTTTCAAAATACTTGATTGTAATCTACGATCTCGCAATTACGGCTGATCTCTTTCACGAAATATACACATCGCGGTTTAGGACCATCGTCTATGGGTACACATAAAAATTGTCCATTGCGTAGTCTAGGTGCATACCAAGTTACGTCATGGTATATGTCTACAATTTCTACAGGTAAGAAACTAGGATTGAAACTGCTTAGTGGATTGAATTCGAATGCACTGAACCCACGATCATTGAGACTGCTCAATGGTAATGTTTCTAAATCTCCATGCTCTTTTTCACCGATCAATATTTGCCAATCTAATGGCATCTTTACTGATCTATCACCTATCTTTAGTACCAAAGCCGGGGCATTGAAACTTTCTAAAAATATCAAAGGTATATAATGATAGTCTACGTTCTGCGGATTGCTGTTATCAAGTATCGCAAACCTTAGATCATCAATTTCTTCCGGCAATGTTTCTAAGTTATAAAATGCGTTTTCTAGTGTTAGGATTCTCATGTTGTTATTTTACTACAGGTTATTTTAGTAGTCAAGTTTTTCAAGTGTGAATGGATACTTTGCTTCCTTATA